TGCCTACACATGGTATGAGGGCTCACAATATCAACTACGCGCTGAATCAACAGCTGACGGTTCAATCACCATCGGCATTTATTCATTCGGTGCATGTGCAGTGAAGCTCGCAGGTGGAGCTTTCCGCAACAACAAGTAAAACCATAATCATCGGTCAGGGTCGCTCCCGAAACTGACCGAGTCGAACGAAGGAGAGCTCATGCCCGCAGTGATTACAGCCTCACAGCTGAGATCAGTCTTGGGCGTGAGCGTCTCTTTGTATTCCGACGCTTATCTTGACGAAATAATTAACACAGCCGAGGGCGTGATTTTGCCGCTTCTCGTATCTCATGCGTCAGCTGTCAACGCATACAAACTTGAGTCAAACGTGGCAACTTTCTACACACAGACTCCACACAACTTCTCAATTGGTCAAAGCGCAATTGTCACTTCATTGCCCGCGCCATTTAGCGCGACCCACACCGTGACCAGTGTCATTGATCCAAAAACATTCACAGTCGCTCTTACTGCCAGCGACGTCAATCTTCGGCAATCAATCCCATCGGGCAAAGCCACGCTTTCCGGATATTCAGCGACCGATCTCTACGCGGCAAATCCCCGGGTCGAGTCTGCCATTTATGTTGTATCAATAGAAGTTTTCCAGTCGCGGACGGCGGCGGGTGGGCAAATCGAAGGACAGGATTTTGCCCCGTCACCGTTCAAAATGGGCAGATCACTCTTGAACAGGTGCTCCGGGTTATTAGGCGAATTACTTGATACCGAAGCGATGGCAATGTAATGCCGTCATCTATTGCGACAAATGTGCGCGGTGCTTTAAAGACTTCAATCAGCTCAGTCGCCGCCAATTGTTATGACGCAGTGCCAGCCGCTCCACAAGTGCCATTTGCGGTCATTGTGCCAGCGGCTCCATATCTGGAAACCGTTTTAATTGGAAAATCCGTTACAAAAGTCAAGGTCAATTTGGTCGTCACTCTTGGCGTCGCAAATTATGACAATCCATCAGCTCTCGACAATCTTGAGCAATTAGCGATGGGCGTGCTTGGCGCACTGCCCGCTGGATACATTCTTGGATCGGTGTCAAACCCAATCCCAGTCGAACTCGCAAGCGGAGCAGTAGTGCTCGCAAGTGAGATCGAAGTCTCTACCTACTACACCCAAACCTAGGAGCAAAAATGGCAACGACCGTCATAACAGGACGCGACATCACTTTGACGATCGCGACCAAAAGCTACGGAGAGCAAGCCACAGCGGCGACACTTTCCGGAGATGTAACTATTGAAACCTACAACACACTATTTTCAAAGGCTTACAAATCAATCGATAAGCAATGGACTTTTGATGTTGAAATGCTTGCAGACTGGGGCGCGGCAGATTCTCTCTGTGAAGCTCTATGGGCGGCGGCAGAATCAGCACCAAACACAACACTTGCGGTCACAATGGTCGCAGTCACAGGCGCGTCATTTGCGTTTAATGTTTTGCCAATCTTTCCGAGTGTGGGCGGCACAAGCCCGGACGCTCAGACTGTTAGCATGAGCTTCACAGTCGTGGGAACACCAACCGAGACATTTAGCTAAGAGATAAGGAAAACGGGAGCATGAAGGTTGCAATCACTATCGAATACAGCTCTGGGGAGTCGGCGACTTACATCGCCGCTCCACCCGAGTGGGCAAAATGGGAGACAAAGACAGGCAACACAATTCAGCAAGCGCAAGACAAGATTGGGGTCAGCGATTTGCTTTTCTTGGCATACAACGCCATGAAGCGCGAAGCGGCTGGAAAGCCAGTCAAACCGTATGAAGCTTGGATCGAGACCGTCGCTGACATATCAACGGAGAGTCAAGACCCAAAAGCTTCACAGCTGGAAGCGTAAATCGTTTACTTTGGGAGCTCGCCATCGCGACGGGTCTCCCGAAGAGTGAATGGCAGACAGCTGAAGACATTATGACCACACTGGAGATTTTGGAGAGACGAAATGGCGGCGGCTAAACAAGGCGTTTATGCAATCGAAGTCGATCCACGTCAACTCAAAGACTTGCTGGGCGTTTTGCGATCACTGGATAAAGAAACGCAAGATGAAGTCCGCACGAGAGCTCAGCCTCTCTCACAACGGCTTGCGGGTCAATTGATGATGAGTGCAAATGCCGCTCCAGCTCCAGCCACAAAGCTTCTCGCTACACCAAAAGCCATCAAGACTCCGCGCGATCGTTTGATCCGTGTTGATATTGGCGGCAGTGTAAAAGTCGGGCGCAAGTATGGCGGGCAAAAGAATTCAAAAGGACAAAAAACAAAACAAACCTCAGCCCCAGCGGGCGCATTGCTTTGGGGCACTGAATATGGATCGCACCCCGGCATTGACTCACTCGGTCGCAAATACACAGACAGATTCAAAGTGCGGGCAAATCCTCGTGGATATTGGATTGCTCCAGCCGTTGAGTTTTATGTGCCAATCGTCGCGAAGGAATATGCCGAGATGATTCAGGAAGTCGCTAAAAGAGGGGGCGTGGCGTAATGGCTGGAATTCCAAAAATTAAGATTACCTTCGACGCTGATTTTGATGAATTAAAACGTGGCGTCAAAGGCGCAACAAACGAAGTCGAAAGCTTTGGGTCTAAAGTCGGCGACTTTGCAAAGAAGGCTGGAGCGGCATTTGCCATTGCCGGAGCCGCCGCCGCGGCTTACGCTGGAAAGCTTTTGGTTGATGGCGTTAAAGCGGCAATTGAAGATGAGAAGGCACAAGTCAAACTTGCCGCGTCTCTACAAAATACAACCGGGGCGACAAATGCCCAGATTGCGGCTGTTGAGAATCAAATTACAAAAACCTCACTTCTCACTGGCTTGACCGATGATGAGCTTCGACCATCGCTGGAAAGATTAGTCAGATCAACAAAAGACGTCGAAGAGGCTCAAAGACTGCAATCGCTGGCAATTGACATTGCCGCGGGCTCTGGCAAATCTTTGGAAGCTGTGTCGAACGCTTTGGGCAAAGCTTATGAAGGCAACGCCTCATCACTTGGACGGCTTGGAATTGGTATCTCAGCTGTTGAATTGAAAGCCATGTCATTTGAAGAAGTCACCGCCGCCTTGTCAAGCACTTTTGAAGGTCAAGCTTCAAAACAAGCTGACACATTTGCGGGCAAAATGCAGAGGCTTAATGTCGCATTTTCCGAAGGTAAAGAGACAGTCGGATCATTTGTGCTCGACGCTATTACTCCACTCGTCAGCGGAATCGTAAACAATGTAATTCCAGCGGTCTCATTGCTTGCCGATGATATTGGCAAAAAACTTGCCCCCGCATTTGCGAACATTGCCACATTTTTTGAAGAGGTTTTGATTCCGATTTTTCAATCATGGTGGTCGTTTATTACCGAGATTGTGATTCCTGGGGTTGTCAATGTATTTCAGCCAATTCTTGAAGGACTATTTTCAGCGTTTGGAAAAATTGCAAAAGCAATTAAAGACAATGAAAAAAACCTTAAACCTCTTTTCGACGCTTTCAAAGCTTTTGCTTCATTTGTTGCCGAAGTTCTTGCGCCTGTTATTGGCGAAGTTTTGGGCGCGGCTTTTAAAATTGTGGGCACTCTTCTATCCGGGCTCATCACAGGATTTGCAAAGCTTGTCGGGTTCATAGATGGCGTGATTACTTCAATTCGCAATCTCATCAATTTGGTGCAAAATAATGCAGCTGTAAAGGGTATTAGCAATTTGGTCAATTCTGCATTTGGTGGCTTTAGAGCCAATGGTGGGGCTGTAACAGGCGGCACGCCTTACGTTGTAGGCGAGCGCGGGGCTGAGCTTTTTGTGCCCAAGTCAAATGGGACAATCATTCCAAACGGCATGGGCGGTGGCACAACCATCAATCTCACGGTCAACGGCGCAATTGATCCGGAAGGCACAGCTCGTCAAATTGTTCAACTGCTAAACAGATCGCAAGCCCGTGGGGCTTTGGGCGCGGGAGCTCTGACCTTCTAGTGAGTATTTGGACTCCGGTGTGGCGGGTCAAAATTAACGCCGTCGAATTTCAAAATGTAACTTTGGCAGATTTGACGATTACATCTGGGCGCACCGATATTTATTCGCAACCCGTTGCAGGTTATTGCAACATCACTCTTATCAATCTCACTGGGTCTTCAATCACTGCCGCAATAAACGAGGGAATAACAATTGAAGTCCAGAATTCAGCGGGAACTTATGTGCCGATTTTTGGTGGATCAATCACTGACATCATTGTGGAAGTCAGCTCATCGGGCACAAACGGAATCGCTCAAACTGTAAACCTTACAGCTCTCGGAGCTCTTTCAAGACTGCCAAAAGCATTGACCGAAGGCGTGCTTTCAAAGGATCTTGAGGGCGTTCAAATTAAAGAAATTTTAAGTCAAATCTTGTTTGACAATTGGAACGCAGTCCCAGCCGCACTTCAATGGAACACTTACGATCCGACAACTATTTGGACAAATGCTGAAAACAATGGGCTCGGCGAGATTGATAATGGTAACTATGAATTGCAAGCTCGGACTTCCGACATCACAGACATTTATTCGCTGGTCGCTTCGCTGGCAAATTCTGGGCTTGGCTATCTATCCGAAGACTCAGCGGGGCGCATAAATTACAATGAGAGCACGCACCGGAGCGTTTACCTTGCAACTTATGGTTATCTCGACGTCACGGCAATGGACGCGCTTGCCTATGGTCTGAGGACTTCAACTCGTGCCGGTGATGTCCGAAACTCAATTGCAATCAAATGGCGAGCCGGGACGGCTGAAGCTTCGGACGCTGTATCGATTGCCACCTATGGAAAACTCGCCCAATCAATTCAAACTACTTTGCACAATGAGTCCGACGCCGAATCTCAAGCCGCTTTTTATTTGGATTTAAGAGCAAATCCCCGGGCGATGTTTGACTCAATAACTTTTGCGCTAGGAAATCCAAACATCACCGATGGCGACCGGGACACTCTTTTGGCTGTGTTCATGGGCTTACCGCTCAACATAATGGATCTACCAAATAACATGAATGACGGAGAATTTCAAGGTTTTGTCGAAGGTTGGACTTTTAACGCAAGCGTAAGCAATTTATCATTGACACTAAACCTCTCGCCGATAGCTTTCAGCCTTCAGGCGTTCACATGGGACGACGTGCCAATATCCGAACAATGGAACACTCTAAGCCCTACACTTGACTGGTTGAACGCGACTGTGGTCGCATAAAGGAGAAGACATGGCAACGACAACAAATTTCGGGTGGGAGACACCGGACGACACGGACTTGGTCAAAGATGGGGCGGCGGCAATTCGCACATCTCTTAATGGGGTCGATGCCTCTTTTGTTGATCTAAAAGGTGGCACAACCGGACAAGTTTTAGCAAAGAACTCTGGGACAGATTTGGATTTTGTATGGACTGAACAAGATGACACTACTTTGTCATTTAATGCCCAAACCGGGACAACTTACACTTTGATTGCAAGTGATCTTGGAAAATTGGTTACGACCTCAAACGCTTCGGCAATTACGGTCACAGTGCCACCATCTGTTTTTGCAACAGGTAACATTATTAACGTGCAATCAATCGGCGTTGGCTTGACTACATTTGCTCAAGGTGCAGGAGTAACAATCACTTCAACAGGTGCTACCTCAACTGCTCCAATTCTGCGTGCCCGTTATTCAGCTGCAAGTGTTTTATGCACTGGAAGCAACACATTTACAATTATCGGTGATCTTGCATAATGACAAAAATTTTAGGAATTGTTGCCAGTCAAAATTACCCACGGGCACTTGAAATTGAATTGTTGATTATTGCTGGCGGCGGTGGCGGTGGCGGCGGAGATGCGGGCGGCGGCGGTTCAGGCGGAGTATTGGCTGGAACTTACACACTCTCTAGCACATCAAATCAAGCAATCGTGATTGGTGCGGGCGGCGCAGGTGCAACTGCAAACAACGCTATTGGTTCAAGCGGTAACAATTCGTCATTTGCTGGGACGTTTATTGCAAACGCTGGTGGTTATGGCGGCGGAGCTACTCAGGAAGGCGCGACAGGTGGATCTGGCGGCGGTGGTGGTTTTACTGCTGTTACAAGACAAGCTTCAACTCAAGGAAACATCAGCCCATTAACAGGTTACGGAAATTCCGGTGGACTTGGAAACGTTGCCGGCGGCGGTAATGCTCGCGGCGGCGGTGGCGGTGGAGCCGGTGGTAACGGCGGGGATGCTTCCACAACAGTGGGTGGTGCTGGCGGTGCAGGTAAAGACACATGGTCAACATGGGCAACTGCAACTTCGACTGGAGTTAGTGGATTTTATGCTGGCGGCGGTGGCGGTGGAGCAGATGCAAGTGGTGGCATAACACCGGGTTCGGGCGGTTCGGGCGGCGGCGGAGCCGGTGGAGTGGCAGGAGCAAATGGTGTTGGTGGAACAGTAAACACGGGTTCGGGCGGTGGTGGTTCAGGCGGTGGAAGCGCAAATACTAATGGAGCCGGCGGTTCAGGTATTGTAATTGTCCGTTATCAATCAGCTACTCAAAGGGCAACTGGTGGAACAGTGGTTTCATCAGGCGGTTATTACTATCACACTTTTACATCTAACGGAAACTTTGCTAAAAACTAATAATTTAAGAAAGGTAAAACCATGAGTCATTTTGCAGAAGTAGATGAAAACAATCTAGTGCTTAGAGTTCTAGTTGGTGATAACAATGATCCTGCTGGTGATGAAGGTTATCAATGGTTATTAAACAATCTCGGTGGGCGTTGGGTAAAGACTTCATATAACGGCACAATTCGTAAGAACTTTGCAGGGGTTGGATACACCTATGACGAAACCAGAGATGCGTTTATCGCGCCAGAACCAGACAACCAAATTGGTTTTGATGAGGAAACTTGTCGTTGGATTGTTCCAGAGCCACAATTTCCAGAAATGAATAGCAAATGAATCAAGCACCCAAAGGATCACTTGCCAAACTTCTTGAAGTAATGATCGCAGAGATTGGCTATGTTGAAACACCGGACAACATCACCAAATATGGCAAAGCTTTCAGAGCTGATGGAAAGCCGTGGTGCGGGTCTTTTCAAAATTGGTGCGAGAGGCAAGCTGGGGTCAAAGTAATTAACACGGTTTGGACTCCGGGTGGTGAGATTATTTACAAAGAGGCGAATAAATTGCACAAAACTCCAAAAGTCGGAGACCTCGGTTTTATGAACTTTACTGGCGGCAAAAAACCAGAGCACGTGGCAAGGGTTATTGAAGTCAACAAGGACACAGTCAAGACAATCGAAGGCAATACTTCGGACAAAAGTCAGGCAAATGGCGGCATGGTGATGGTTAAGGATCGTCACATTTCGTTATTTGTTAGCTTTGGACGTCCAGACTTTGTCGAGTTTTCGGGAGACCTACCAAAGCTACAAACCCCGAAAAAAAAGGAGAAGACTAAAAAATGACAAACTTCAAAGCAATGGCGGCTTCATGGGCTCGCTCATTTTTGGCGGCGGCGATAGCTGTTTATGCCACAGGCAATACAGATCCAAAAGCAATTGCGTCAGCTGGACTTGCGGCAGTTTTGCCAGTAATTCTTCGCTGGCTTAATCCAAAGGATTCTGCTTTCGGCGTAAGTAAGTAATTGATTCAAAGATTTATCCTGTTAGGGCTGGCACTGTCATCGGTGCTGGCTCTTTCAGCATGTGAACGCTATGACGGCTACACACGCTATCCATGTCAAGACTTTGAAAATTGGGAGAAGGCAGAGTGCCAAAAGCCAGAGTGTGAAGTGGCTGGGGTCTGCACCGAGGATCTACTCGGCGACATAATCAAACCAAAGCCGAAAGAGTAAAAATGCGCCAAAGGTATTCGCCCGAGGAAATCAAAGCCAGATTGATTTTGTTTATTGGGATCACATTGTCAGTGGTTTTCCTTATTGTGACGCTAGGCATTGTCTATGCTTTGATTTTTGTGACTCAGCCAGTGGCGGCACAAGCTCCAAACGATGCCGCATTTATTGATCTACTCAAAACCCTTGCAATCTTTTTGACGGGCTCTTTGGGTGGAGTATTGGCAAGCAATGGGCTCAAGGACAAGGAAAGAAAAATCGTGCAAGACACGCCCAAAACCGAGCGGGATTCTTGACAGTCGCAAGCTTATGGCTCACCCTGTAACTAGGGAGCGCGAATGACGCTCTCTGAAACGGGAGCAAAAATGAACGAAATGCAAATCATCTCAGGGCTGTGGGAGCTTCTTCTACTTGCCGGAATTGTCACACTTGCCAGTCTTGCCGCTTACTCAAAAGGCTTTCGAGAGGGTAGATCCGAGGGTTATCACCGCGGACGCTCGGTGGGCATGCAGATTGGGGCTGGTCGCAAATGAGCTTCGATTTAACAAATTATGAAGATGTGAATTCTAGGATAAAACGCTTTAGATCGGAATTTCCGTCCGGTCGATTAGTCGCTTACATCGAAGACATCGACGTGGTCAAGGGCTTCATTTTGATGAGAGCCGAAGCTTATCGAGACGACACTGAGACCGTCCCAGCGGCGGTCGATTACGCTTTCGAGATCCGAACAGATCGCGGAGTCAATCAATTGAACTGGGTAGAAAACTGCACGACTTCGGTTTACGGAAGAGTCATCGGCTTGCTGACACCGAGTGAAGTAAATCGCGCAACGGTTCAAGACATGCAACGGGTTACTGAAGTCGCAGAGATTAAAGCCGAAGACAATAAATGGGACGAGTGGGTGGGAGTGCCAAAAGCCGCCGAAGCCATTGCCGAGATTGAGCAAAAGCTTGGGGGCAAATTACAAGACGCGCCGCCTAGCTGTAAGCATGGCACTATGATCGAACTTAAAGGCACATCAAACAAAACCGGAAAAGACTATTTCGGCTACAAGTGCACAGCCATTACAAAGCAACAGCAATGCGACACAATTTGGTATCACTTCTCATTGAGCGAAGGGGTGTGGTTGCCAAATGGGTGAAGCGATGATCTTTTACGCGGACGGGACTTATAAGAGATTAAGTGGAGCTCCGGGACTGCCACTAGAAGGCAAATGGTTTGGGTGCGATACATGCCAAAAGCCACAGCCTACTGACGGAGCAATCATTGATGATCTTATGGCTACTTGCGCCGGGTGTTTGGGCAAATGAGTTACATAGATCTCGACCAGAGCGAAGTGATTAAACAAGCCGAAATCGGGCTAATTCGAGCAATTCGATACATGCCGCAATTCTTAGGCATAACAGAAAAACGAAACTACCAACACGACAAGGAAAGAATGTCTTTTCCAGAGTTTGTCTTGCAACAGTCTGAAGCGATTGGAGCTGAAATTGCAGTGGCAAAACATTTTGGGACTCCGATTGAAAATCTAGCAAATACAAATTATAAAACGGTCGCAGACGTAGGCACAAACATCGAAGTCAAGTGGACTCGATGGAATCTGGGTCATTTAATCGTCAGCGATTTGGATCGCGTGGAAGACATTGCTGTGCTTGTTGTGGGCAAGTCTCCAAATTACCGGATAGCGGGCTGGATACCCGTTGCAGTGGCTAAAAAACCACGCTATCGGCAAGACCGGACAAATTCATGGTGGGTCACACAAGACTCACTGCAACCCATCGAGAATCTATTGGAGAGCCCTTATGCAAAGTCTTAGATTTAAGTGCCGCATTTGTAAGGGCACACAGCCGCACAAGCTAATTGGGGACTTTAATGACCGATTACCTGTGGGCATTGTCTGTGTTGAGTGCATGGGCTGTGGAGTCATAGGAATTGAAATGCTAGAAAATCGGATCATGACCAAAGCTGAAAAAGCTGACGCTGACGCACAGCTTCTCAAAGAGGTTCACGAGAGGGTGCTAAATGGCAAGTTATGAATTCGAATGTGATGAATGTGGCTGGACTGCAACCATTGAGAGTCCCATCAATAACGGAATCGACGCGCCATTGTGTTGCCATCAGGAAATGAGTCGGATCTGGACAATTCCGCTGGTCACATTCAAGGGCACTGGGTGGGGTGGTTCTAAAAAATGACTTATCCACATTTGATTAACACCCTGTGGGACACGCTCAAGAATACGCTCATGCTTGACAATCATTTGACATGGTGGCTACGCTCCACTCGCTCGAAGCGAGCCGCTGAGGCGGATAGCTCGCGCGGGCGTTTGGTGCTTATGGGCGTGCTATGTGTAACTATGTTACAGCCGACTCAAGTAAATGCGGCAAGTGCTTCGAAAGAGATTGAAATCTTCAAACTTTACGCATATTCACAACTAGTCAATGAACATCAATTTATGTGCCTATCAAAGCTCTGGACTTACGAATCACATTGGAATCCTAAAAGCAAAAACGGATCACATTACGGTATTCCACAGCTTCGAAATGAGAAGGTTAAAAAACAAGACGCCTTCACGCAAATTGACTGGGGACTTCGCTACATAAAACATCGCTACGATCTACCTTGCAAGGCTCTCAAAGAATGGGAGCTCCGAAGGGCTAAGACTGGAGCGGGGTGGTATTGATGACAATGCACTCACAGCGCAAGGCTAACTCTGCAATCTGGAAGAAGCTAAGGCTTCGAATACTTGAACGCGATGACTGGACATGTGCTTGGTGTTACAAATATGCCGATACTGTTGATCATATTGTGCCCGTTTCAAAAAATGGCACAGATGACCCCGACAACCTTGTTGCAAGCTGTCGCAAATGCAACTATTCGCGCGGAAATAAATCCGTGACCGAGTTTTTTTTGCAGGGGGATTCCACA